GGGAAGGGCATCAGCATCGTGATGCTGCCGGGGGCGCCGGCCGTTGCCAGCTTGACGGTGCGGCTCATCCCATTGAGCACGCCGGAGGTAAACACCACCTTGCCCTGATTGAATTGCCCGGTGGGGGCCACGGCTAGGTTCGCCTTGAGCAGGCTGGCCGTGGACGTCGCGGCAACCACGCACGCCACCGCTAGGGCCGCAAGGTTCACGCCGCAGCCCGTGTCCCCGAGATTGTTGACGCACCCGGATTGATAGACGTTGCGCGGGAAGTCCTGATCGAGCAATTCGAGGTGACTGTTGACGGTGAACGTCGCCTTCGACCGGCCGACGTCGACCTCGGCAACCCGCCCCAAGAAGATGCGCACCGGGCCGCGCCGGGTATCCCCGAACGTCGGCATGAACACGCGCATCTTGTTGAGGGTCGCGCCGTCAAAGACGCCCTGCTGGCAGGCGGTGAGGAACGCGAGGCCGCCGATCTGCGCGAGCCCCGGCATCACGTCGAAGGTCAGCGTATCGACGGTTGTGCCGACCGACCACCGGGCGCCGCCACGGTTGCCTTGCAGATCGAAGTATGGGCCGATCTTGATGCCACCCGCGCTGAACACTTTGCCGTTCATCGTAATGTCAGCATCGGCCGTCGTGTAGCGATAGACCGTGCCGCCGATCAGGGTGATCTCATAAAGGTCCGCAATGAACAGGTCTGCGTCAGCAGCAAGCAGGGCGGCAAGACGTGGGCTGATCGGCTTGGTCATTTGAGGCTCGTGAAACTGACGGTTTTTAGGTCCCAGATTTGCTTCACGAACTCCTCGAAGTTCATCGTGTCATTGTCAAAGGAGACGGGCCACGCATAGGTGAAATCCGCGACCACGGCCTGAAGTGTTGACGGGGCAAACGACGACATCGTCACCATGCCCGGCGCGGTGGAGCCCCAGTACTGGAGCACGTACTGCGTCGATGTCATCGTGGTGACGCCCACGACGAGCTTACTGATCGCCGTCGGTCCAAGGATCGGCTCGGTAAAGCTGGCGACGCTCGATCCGAACAAGCGCTTCAACTGGAAGGCCCGGTTTGTGCTGTCGCCCGTGCCAATAGTCGAGCCGGTGACGGTGTTGTCGCGCGGGTCGGTGTAAAGGAAGCTATCCCACGAACCATACATGGAGTTGAAAAACCCCATCAGCGTCTGCCACTCAACATGCGTGGGATTGTCCCCGCGCAGGAAGTTGAAGCTCACCGTCCATTTATATTTCGGGTAGGACCAGTCGGCGATATTCAGCCGCTTGCCGGAGACCGCGTCCTGCGTCCGTGTCTGCCACATAGGGTCGCGCCTGACGGGCCATGCGAGGCCCGGGAGCGTGGGGAAAGCGGCCGTGCTCATCTTGCCCTCCGACGCATATCGTCAATCGAGCGGTTGATGGCCCGCGAGCCGTAGGCCTGTGCGTGCATGGAGGGCATCAGCACCTTGCCGATCTCCCGCGCAATCTCCTTGGCCGATGGCCCGCCGGTCGCCTGATTTGGCCCCTGCGCGAAGGCGCCGTTGCCGCCCGTCCAGATTGGCTCCGGCCCGCGCTCACCCGCGATGTACCACTTGCCGGGGGACATGGGGCCACCGTCCGCATGGCCGCCGCCGAACATGGGGCCGATGATGGACTGGATGCCGGTGGTCGGGATCAGCGCCGTCAGGCCCATGGCCGACAGGATAACATCCAGCAGGATGGCCTCGGCCACCGCTTCCGCCAGTTGCAGCGTCATCTTGAGCAGGGCGTGCCCAAGGCTGTCGGTGCCGTTCATCCACTCCCCGAAGGCGCTGGTGATGCTCTGGGCGATAGAGACCATCTCGTTCTGCACGTCCCTCATGTGCTGGAGCGCGACCGTCTTTTCGCCAATCGCGAGGGCTTCCTCGTGGATTTTCTTGGTCTGGGTGTCCGTCAGCTTGATGCCTTGGGCCGTCGCGACGTTGAGGACCTTATGCTCCTCGATATAGGCCACGCGGGCGGCGGTGCCCATGTTGAGGGTGGCGATCTGGTCCTGAAGGGACAGGTTCAGTTGCTCCAGCCCCCGGATGGCAGACTTGACGGCGTTCTGCGCTGGCGTCGAGGCCGCTGGCGGCGCCGGGGGTGCATCCAGCGGGGTTTTCCCTTGCCCCGGCATCGTAGCGCCCCACGCATGCTTGGCGGCGCCGGGCGACATGACGGTGGCGGTCTGGGAGGCAAACAGGGTCGCGATGTCGCTCGTCATCTGGGTCGCGATCTTGACGACCTCATCGGCGTGCTTCTGGTAGTTGTCCTTCTGGTGATCAAGGGCGGCCTGCATATGGTCGCCGACCTTGTCCCACTGCATCGTGATGATGTCGCCGATGACGTTGGCCAGATCAGCAAGGGCGCTTGTCAGGCTCTCGATGATGCCATCCGCGACCTGCCACAGGACCTCGAAGATCGCGATCAACCCCTGAATGGCTGCGATAACGATGTCGAAGGTATAGGCCATCGCCTCCAGCCCGCCACGGATGACGACGCTCGTTTCGATAGCGTGCGTCAGGTACTCAACGAACTCCCTGACGCCATCGGCAATGGCGTTGATGGCGGGCTGGAATATCCGAAACAGGCTCTCGCCGAGGCCGGTGAAAGCGTTCTGCGATGCTTTAACCTTCTCAGCGGTCACGGACATGGCGTGCGCCATCTCACCCGTCAGCACCACGCCAGCTTCCCGGGCCTGATCCTTAAGCTCTTGCAGTCCCTCGGAGCCACGGTTGAGCATCGGGATCATATCGGCGCCCGCGCGGCCCATAAGCTGCATCGCCAGCGCGGTCTTTTCCGGCCCATCCGGCGCGTTCTTGAAGCGGTCGGCCAGATCGTCCATCACATCGGCCAGCGGCCGCAGGTGTCCACTGGCGTCCTTGTATTCGACCCCGGCCTCCTTGAAGGCGGCGATCTGGGCTTTGTTGCCGGAGGCAGCCATAGCCATCGAACGCGACAGCTTTTCCAGCATGGACGTCATACTGCCGAAGGAACCGCCGGTGATGTTGGCGGCATACCCGAGGGCGGATAGCTCCTCGGCGCCAATTCCTAGCTTCTGGGAGGTGTCGTCAATTTCTGCCCCGATTTCAGCGATCTCTATCGCGATCTCGGCAAGCTTCTCGACCATGAGCCCCTCAAAGAGGCCCTCGCCCATTTCCTTAAATTTTTCGCCGACGCCTTGGACATATTCGTTGAGGTCCTTGAGTTGGCTCTCAATGTGCCTGACGCCTTTTTCGAGGTCCCGCGTCTCGGCGCCGAACCCAATGACGACATCATCCTCGGCCATTTATACGCCCTCCTCGAACTCGGGAAGCTCGGGGAGTACTTCATCCGGCGATGGGAGGTCTGGCTTGCCGCGGTATCCGGCCATGCCTGCGGCGAGGATATGCAATGGGGGGTGCTTCGACCAATAGCGCTGCATTGCGTTGAACCTCGGCATGGTCATGTGGTCGTCAATGTATTCCCACGTCCACCCGGGGAACGTCATCATCAGCAGGACGTAAATGTTATCCCAATCGTCGGACGTCCACGTCTCCGTGCGATCAGTTATTCTTCCCCCTCCTTTGTTGCCTCCGTCGTCTTTTTGCCGCCCGTTGCCAGCATCACCGCCTCTAGGATCGGCTTGACATTGCCGAGGTCCAGATTTTCGGAAAGGAAGTCATCCGTCAGATCAGGGTGGTTCCGCCGCAAGCTTGCCGCGATAACCTCCTGCACTTCCGCGAAGTCCTCCATCCGAAACCCGGAGCCACCGATCTTCTGGATTACCGGCGCCAGCCGCTTGATGGCCTTGAAGTTCATGGGGGCCACAATAAGCGTCTCCCCTCCTAGCTTAATCTCCACCCCTTCGATCATCTCGATATGTTCCTCACCTGCATCTCGAACATCACTCGTTCGGCCTCACTGATACCACCCGAGCCCCCGGGGGAAAAGGGCAGGGTCTCTATCTTGCTGAACGTGGGGTCCGTATCGGCGTTTAGGCGGGTCAGGGTGAATAGGAGGTCTACGCGGTTGGCCCGCACTTCCGCCACGGTCGAACACGGCGTTGGGGGCATCTGGCGCTCGAACTTGTAGCTGCGCAGCTTGCGGCAAACGAAGTTGAAATCGGCGAGCACCTCGGCTTCCGACATCCGCATGGCGGCCATAATGCGTTCGACGGGGAGGCCGTTCGCAAGGTTGGTAAAAACCAGCTTACGACGCTCCCCGTCTCGCATTTAGCTCAGTTCCGCGTAGCTGAACGTGCCGAGGTTGTCGTTCACGTCCGTCGCCGCCTCGAAACCGAAGCCGGGCTTCATGTAGTCGTCCAGCTTCGAGGCGAGGTTGTAGTCCGTCGCCATGCAGTTCGGCAGGGTGATCGAGGACTTGTCAGAGCCCCAGAGCAGGGCGATGACGGCTTGGAAGTTGCCGACCTTGCCCATGGGCTGGTTCGACATGGTGATCGTCTGGCCGCCGGAGGTGGAATACAGGTAGCTCGCCTTGAGGCTGGTGTGCGCGTCCAGCGAGGAGAACGTGTAGACCCCGAGGGTGCTCACCGCATACTGGCCAATCGTCAGCACGGCGCTGGTGCTGGCCTTGATCAGCGGGACGCCATCGGTCGTGCCATAGATGCCAAGGTCGCTGTTGAAGCCTGCGCCGTTGGCGGCCGTGCCCGTGGTCGAGCCCGAGGAGATGGTGATTGTCTCGTTCGCGATGTTGGGGATTTGACCCGTCGACAGCGTGCCGCCGATCATAAGATCGTTCATCAGGCGGGCCTGCAACTGGCCGAGTTCCACCTTGCCGGTGACGGAAAGCATACCGGCGGAGACGTCGACCGGAAGCTGGTTCTGGCCGTAGAGCTTCTTCACGTCACGCTTGAGATCAAGGGCGACGTTCTGGGCCACGCCGAACTGGTTCGGGGTGGAGTTCGCGGTATTGTTCGTGCCGTAGAAGCGGCCAGCGCCGAACACCTTTTGACCAGTCTGGGCAGCCATAGTGTTGATCTCCTAGATCAATGGGGCGTCCTCCCAGAGCCCGGGTAAGTGTTAAGCGCCTTCCCCCGCAGCATGGGGCTTGCCCGCCGCATCAGCAACGGGGGTCTGTGTCCATGGCTCGGCCGTCAATTTGGCGACGGCCTCCATCATGTGATTGTAGGCGTCAGTGTTGCGCGTCATCACTGAGGCGCCCCTGATCTCCTGATCAGCCCACTTGCGGATGCGGTCGGCAACGGTGTCGGGCATCATCGAAAATTCTCCTATCGCGATGAGATCACTTGGATGATGACGGGGACGATTGCCCCACACAACCCGGACGGGTCTTCATCGCCAAGCACGCGGATGATCTCGCCCTCGATACGGCAATCTATCACGAGATCGCCCAAGGTTTGAAGCCCATCCGGGCCTGATGGCGCAAGGGCCTCGAACAGGGCGTCGATGAGGGGGTTCAGCACCGCCGATCCGGGCGTCGTGCCATCAGGGACCCCGGGCGTCGTGCCGTCGGGGATTTTGGCATAGACCTCCAGCTTGACCGACCACGTGGACACGCCACCGATGCCACGGTTGTCCCAACGGATGCGCTCGTTCTGGTCCTGCTGGATCAGCATGGGCAGCGCGGCGACCTGTGATCCGGGGTCGTCCCACACGCTTTTCCACCGGCGGGTATAGGTCTGGAAGATGGTGCCAGCGGTCTGCAACTGGGTCAGCAGGGCGGCATAGATCGTTTCGCGTGGGGCCAAGCTCATGTGATCAGTTCCATAGCTTCGTGCTCTCCGCCGTCATCTCGCCAATAAGCTTTGAACGCAGTTCCGCCAAGGCGGATCGCATATAGGACCTCTCCGGTATCACACTCCCCGGATGGTGCACATGGGCGGCAAAGACCTCCTTGCCGCCGACCCAGAAGTGCAGCGCCCGAGCGTTCCTCGGATAGATGTCATGGGCGGCCGTTTTCCCACCATACTCATGGATCGCGGCATAGGGCACGCCGTCGGTATAGACGGTGCCGAGGATCGCGCTTTCAGTCTCATGCAACTCGGACTTGATGGAGCCGATGAGGCGACCCGAGCGGATGTTCAGGACCTTGCCACTGAGGTTCGAGCGCACCAGCCCAGCAAGCTCCTGCGTGCCGCGCACGATGACGACGCGGAGGCCCTTGCGCAACTCCTCGGGCAACCCCTTGAGCTTTACCGTGGCGCGGTCTGTCAGCGTGATCTTGAGCATCACGCCCCCTGCGCCGGGAGTGGTGCGTTCAGGTTTTCATTGCCCACCTGCATGACCGGCAGCGTGTTGTCCGTCATCGCCAGCACGAAAGCGGGCTGCACACGGTCGCTGTTGCTTTGCACGAGGGTCTTATCGGCCACGCTGATGCCGCCCATGTAGGGGTTGATCCCGGCGCCGCGCGAGCGGGCCATCATCTCAAGCTGCTTGGCCAGCGCGGCATACTTGGCGGCCTGCGAACCATGGGCCGTCCTGATCTCGCCCGGGCTCGTGACGTCCACCTTGCGGCTGTACTGCCCGGCGATGGCCCGGGCGCAATCCGCGGCGGCGCCGAGGACCGTCTGGCGCTCGCTGATGAAGTAGAGGATTTCGCTGTCCTGTAGCTGCTGATCGTTCTGGATCACATCGCCGATCCACCGGCGGACTTGGAACAGCGGCACGTTGGCGATCTGCGCCTGATTGTACGTCCATGTCGGGCGCACACCCACCTGCATCCGTCCGACCTCAACCGTCGTGATCTTGCCAGTGCCGTCGGTGATCGAGGCGAGGTGCTGATACCAGCCGGAAAGCGAGGCGGTATCGGCCGCATTGATCGCGACTTGGAACTTGCCGTCAGTGCCGTTCGTGACGAATGAGATTTGCCCCGCCGTTTTGGTCTTGGTGATCAGCGCCGCGTCATCGGCCGTCAGGTGCGCAAGCCACGTGATCTGCGTCACCGTGCTGATATCGACGGCCGCGCCACTACTATCCTGCACGGTAAAGATCGGCGCCACGTCGTCCCCGGCGAAGGTGATGAAATCCTGATTGAACTTCGCGGTCATCAGACAACTCCTAGCAATGAGGGGTCAGTGCTTTGCCCGAGCAGTTGGGCGCCGGTGCTTACCGCCGTCAGACTTGGGGCTTGTGATACACCGAAAAGCGCTGGCGCTGTAGAGGCCCCGAGTAAAGTCGGCGCGGTTGATCCACCGAGGAGCGTCGGCTGACTGATGATCCGCACGCCGGGTCTGGGATACGTGCGCCAGAAGTCGGGTGGCGGCGGCCGGATCGTGCGGAACTGGTGACTAATGAAGCCCCATAGAGCGGTGTCGCCGAGGCCCGCCACTGGCTCGGGCTTGATATTGGGCCACAGAAGCTCGACGGCGGCCTTACGCTTGATGGCGGGTGGGTTGCCCCAGCCAGTATCAAACGCCTGCGTGGGCGCGGCTGCCGGGCGCCCTTGCGCTGTTTCGGCCGGGGGCACCCTGCGAGCGATGGCGGCACGGCTGATAAAACCTGCGTCGAAGCCACGAGGCTGCGCCGTGGGAACGCTGACGTTGATCTCGGCGCCCTTGGTCGGGCGGCGAGGCTGGGGGGCGCTGTCGGCCGTCACCACCCAGCCGTAGAACGCCAGCGGCACCAGCACCTGCGGCTGGTCCATGCTCACGGGGCGCCGCGGTAATGCCGGGTTATCCTTGGCGCTCACCCATGCGGACGTGATGATGACGGGCACGGAGATCAGCCCGGTGTCGACCGGCGCCGCCGGGCGCTTCGCCGATAGCGTGGGGGCGGTCACTTGCCAGCCGTCAGGGAAGGTCACCACCACTGACGAATACACACTCAGCACCGGCTGGTCGGCGCGCTGAAGCTCTGCCCCGAACCGCTTGCGCGTGGGCCCGTCCCACATCACCGACCATGCGTTGGGGATGAACTCCGTCGGCACCGGCTGCACCGGCAGCGGTGAGGCGCCTGCCCCGGCGATCTGGCGCGGTTTGTTGACATTAAAGTCAACTGCCACCCACGCGGAACCTTGGAAGGCGGTCGGCACCACCAGCGCGGTATCCGCAGCGCGCGGCGCGCGGCGCACGCCGGGCACGTCCACCTGCACAACCCACGCATAGCCCTGCACCGGCAACAGGCCCAGCGCGCCCGCCTGTTGAGGCTGGATGGCCTTCGCCACCTTGTGTGGCGCTGTGATCCACGCGGAGCCTTGGAAGGCCGAGGGAACGACCGGCGCGGCATCGTCGTCATCGAAGAAGTCAATCATCGCCAGCTTTTTGCGCAGCGACGGATAGATCGCCTCATAGCCCTGTGGCGTGAGGGAGACGATCCTGTCTTGGATTGGCCCCTCGACGGCGCCCGCCTTCCCGGGCGGCGCCCGCACCACGCGCTCCGGCGCAACGGACGGCCACCCACGCGGCGCCACGAAGGGGACCGGGATCGGCGCTGCTTCGTCATCGTCAAAGAAGTCGGGGAGGAACCGCCGACGCGCCACCGTATCCGCGACCACCAGCCCGGCGCCCCGGGGGGCGACCGCCACAAGAGGGGAAGCCTCATCGTCATCGAAGAAGTCAATCAGCACCCGGCGCTTCGTCAGCAGCGGCGCCACGACTTCCCAGCCCCATGTCACCGTCGCGGCGGCGGCCACTATGGGGAGGGGGAGGACCTTGCTCTGGTAAAGGACGGTGCGCTGGGTCATGCCGCCCTCGCGTCATAGGGGATGGCGTTGACCACGCGCCGGACGTTCTCAGGCGGCTGCGGCGTGTTCCACATGTTGGAGAGCGGCACATAGGTCAGGATGATAAGGCCCTTGGTCCCGGCGCCGCCGTTGGCGTTACCGGCGGTATTCGTGTTCTCCGCCCCGGCACCGGCCGCGCCATAGTTGCCGCCCGCGCCGCCGGTAAGCGTGCCAGCGGAACCGCCATTGCTGCCGCCGCCACCACCGCCGGAGCCGTGGGTGCTATCCCACTCAGTTCCCGGGCTTCCGGCGGAGCCGCCGCCGCCACCGCCCGCGCCACCGGCTGTGCCATCGCCCTGCCCGCCTGCCGTCTGAGGAGTGCCGGTGCTGGAGCTATCCACGCCATGCGAGCCAGCCGCGCTCGCGCCCGCGCCGCCCCCACCGCCTGAGCCGCCCGTACCAGAGGCGCCAGTCAGGTTGCCGCCACGGCCGCCGTTATTGTTGCTCGTGCCGACGCCGGACGCCCCGACGCCGCCTGCGCCGCCGCTCTTATTGCCGGAGCCGACGGCACCGCCCTGCCCGCCCTTGGAGCCGACGGAGGACCCCACGACCGCCGTGCCATTGAACCATGTGTCAGCCCCGGCGGAGCCCGCCGCCGAACCAGCAGGACCGGTCGCGTTGCCGCCGCCGCCACCAGCGCCGCAGCGATAGCTTGCCGTCGTGGTGCCCGGCGTGGCTACGGAGAAGTTGAGGATTTTGTTCCACGCGCCGCCGCCGCCGCCCGTGCAATGCTTGTTCGTCAGCGAAACGCCGCCAGCGCCGCCGCCACCCGCCGCGATTGTCTCGATGGTGTTGAAGCTGTTGTTCCAGTCGAGCGGGGACGTCCATGTGGCAAGGGAGCCGGAGGTTGTCAGATAGTCCCGGCCGGAAGCCGCGTACCATGCGAACGGCGCGATCTCCGGGTGCCAGTGCGGCGTCGGCAAATCCCAGATGGACCGGGGGACCTGCGTGCCGTTGATCTGCCATTGCAGGATGGCGAAATAGAAGGCGTCCGCATCATCCCGGCTGACGAAGCAACCACGCCACAGCGCGCGGTCCCCCTCAATGGCGGAGACGTAATAGCGGCGGCGGTTTTGGTTGCCGAGTTGATCCTTGGGCTGCGCCTGCGACGGCTCCCGCCAGTCCGATTGCGGGACCGGGATGAACACCTTGGTCTGGTACGGGGTCGGCAGGATCAGCACTTAGCCGCCTCACAGGTTGCGCCAGAACCGCCACGAGTTTTCCATCCGCTCGATCTTCGCCTCGATAGGGTCGCAGTCCCCTTGCGCCAAGCACTGGGGGCATATCAGCCCCATGCACCGCTTGCAGAGGCCGCCGATATCAGCCGGGTCCGCAAGCGGCGGCACGTAGGTCACCTTGTTGCAGTGCTGGCAGGTGAACGTGCGGAAGGTCGCGCTGCGGTCCGGCTCGCTATATTCCAGCGCGCCTTCCTGATTGCGATAGAGCAGCGTCCGCATCACCATCAGAACTTCTCTTCCTTGATCACCACGAAGTCCGGGTTCGGCCGATGCGGCACCGACTGATCAAGCGAGGGGTTCCACTCAGCATTGAACGCGATGGTATCCAAGTCATCGGGAATGCTGAGCCGCACCACGTTGGCGCTGGTCTTGCCGGTGCGGACTTCCTGCGGCCACTCATTGCGCCCCATGTTGGCCACCAGCAGCACGGCGATCTCGTCCCATGTCGGCATCTCGCCCTTGGCGTTCCGCTTGACCGGGGCGCCGATATTGGTGCGGCCGCCTTCCGGCGCGGAGTAATTGAGGATCAACCAGCCCTCCTCATTCGGGCTGCCGCCCTTCTGCCCCAGCGTTACCGTTACGATTTTCATGTCTTTGTTCCTTCCCTGAATTGAAAAAAGGGCGGCGGTGGTGCCGCCGCCCTGTGCGCTCGCGTGTACCCCGGGGAGAACTTATTCCTGATAGGTGAGTTGGCCGCCGAGAGCGCCGGTGTAGGCGTTGGACAGACCGCGAAGGGCAAGACCATTCGAGGCGGTGGCTGGGAATACCAGATACTGGCTTTCCTGCGCCGCCACCCAACGAAGCGTGCCGCGCTGGTTCACGCTCACGTTGAAGATCGAACTGTTCGCGGTGAAGGTCGTGGCTTCCGCGGTGGCGTTGATGCCGGTAATGGAAAGCGAGGCGGCATCAGCCGGGTCGATGGCGGTCGGGGTCCATGCGGTATAGGCACCGGCGCCGGAGGCGGTGATGCGGCTGATGTCCCACTGGACGTAGGTGTCGGTCGCGTTCGGGTTGCCGTTGGCACCCACCATCACTTCAAAGACTTTGCCACGGCGCAAAGTGCCAGTGGTGGCCGCCTGCACAAGCGCGGCGGTCTTATAGGCCGAGGTCGTGGTTGCCTGATTACCCGGTACGGCATAGTAGGCCATTTTCAGTCTCCTTTGAGATTGACGATTTTGGGGTCCCGCTCCATGGGAACCGGCCGACCAAGAGCGGGGTCTCGTTCTGCCGTCCAGATGCTCTGATGGTAGTCGATATCATCAAGCGCCCCGGCGAGGAATATCCGGTCGGATTTATCCTGCTCGATGCGGGCGTCAATCTCTCTGATGCGCCCAACGATTTCTTTCCTGCGGACCTCAAGCTTGCGGCCGTATGGGGTTGAAAGGTCGAACCCATAAAGCGGTGCAGGTTGGAGGATGTCGCATTCGAGCGGCGCATATACCTGAACGCCGTACTTCTGCTCGGCAAGCTCGATGAAGTGGTGCATCCCCGGGCGCTGGAGCGCGTATTCGTGCTTGCTCGCCATATCCAAACCGAACAGCCCGATCTCCTTGACGCCCTCGCTGATCGCCATGGCCATCATCCATGCGGGGGTAGAGGAGAAAAACAGTCGGCCGAACTGAGCGAGCAGGCGCTCGACCGGCAACAGCGTTGCCTTGGGGAAGACGCGATGGTCCTGCGCGATAAGCTCGAACGTCCCCAAGGCCACCTGACGGTTGAGCCAGTCGATATAGGATGGCTCCCATGCTTGGGCATCGGCAAAGCCGAGATCGCCATGGACCTCGAAGAACCGGGTAATGCGTGGCAGGACGCCACCGGCGTTGTCCGGCGAGCAGGCCCAGATTTCGATATCCGGGTTGCCCCACGGCGCCAGCATCCTCGATGATGGGGCGGTGCCGACGATGGCGATGCTCTTGGCGGCCTTACTCATCACGCCTCCTGATCATGTAGCGGGGCGCGCAACGCGCCGGAGCCGTTGAGCTTGAAGGCTGGGAGATCGGTGACGAGCTGCGCCGCCGCCGTGGTCTCATATGCCACAGGTGCCAGAGGGACGGCCACCACGGTTTCCGTCTCATAAACCGATGGCGCTGTGGGGACAGGCTGCGCGGCCACCAGCCCGGCGCGCTCCTTGATCTCATCGAGCTTGGACAGGTCGATTGCCATATCCGCGCCATCCACCCACGTTCGCTGGAAATACCGCAACTGCTCAAGAGCGCCGCCGAAGTAGTTCGCCTGATCGCGCGAGGCGGCGATCTGCGCATTGGCATTGTTGAGGGCGGCCTGAACCTGCAAAATCGTCGCGTTGATCCGGCGGTGGAAGTGCGTGCCCTCCGAATAGCCATACATGGGCACGGCCGTCTTGAGGCAGCTTTCCGGGGGGACGTGCACGGTGATGCCGAGGCTCTCGGCCTTCTCGATGAACCATGTGCACCCGGCGCGCTGCCCGCTGTAGTGCTCCTGATCCGCCGCCATGTCGACGCCAAACAGTCCGATCTCCGTGGCGCCCCGCGCGATGGCCAGCGCCATCATGTAGGCCACCGAGGAGGTGAACCAGTTGCGGCCGAACTTCTCGATCATCTCATCGCGGGGATAAGGGATCGCCTTGGGGACATACTGGTTGAACTCCAGCATGACGACCTCGAACACGTCGGCGTCCGACTTCTCCTTGAGCCACGCGAAGAAGGGCGTCGCCATCGCGCGGTTCTCGGGGGCCATCATCTCGACAATGGCGTGCATCTCGAACCAGATATTGACGCGCGGGAGCGCGTTCACATTACCGGCCGAGCAAGCCCAAATATGCCACGACTTGTCATCGTATGGCGCAAGCATCTTGGACGTTGGGGCGGTGCCTACAATTGCGATCTTCATAGGGTCTCTCATCCTCCCAGATGATGGAAAGCCGGGCCGAAGCCCGGCGCTGTTTTTAGGTTGTGGTGGAAAGCGTGATGCCACCCACCGGCGCACCACCGGCGGTATTGTCGGGGTACACTCCGGTAATCTGCCACTTCGCCGTGGTCAAGCCAAGCAGGCTGATGCGCATGGTGTAGGTGGACTTGATGACGGTGTTGGTGGAGGCATCGAAGGAGGCACCGGCGGCGGCCTTGAGGAAAACGCCGGAGGACACCGTGATCATGTTGATCTCGCGCTCCAGCCCGGGCACGGGAAGCTCGGACATGGTGAAGATCGAGATGCCCGACGAGGCGTTGATCGAGGAAATCTTCTCGCGGCCGAGCGTCTGTGTGCCCGCGGTGCTGTAAGCGACGTATGAGCCGTTGCCATACTGCTGGCTCGCGCCCAGCCACAGCGATGCGTAGGTGGCCTTGCCCTTGACGCGGGTAACGAAACCTGATGGTCCAGCCATTTTGCGTAGTCCTCTCTATGGTTATTTTTGATGGAGGACCAAGCGAAGGCGCGCGTTGCTAGTTGGCGACGGGCGGCTCCACAGGGTCGATGGGGTCGGCGCCGGGGCGCATCTGCGCGGCGAGCGCCTCGGCTTCTTCCTTGGTCAGGGGTTCCTCGTTGACCTTGTGGCCTTCAAGGACGTCGAACTTGCCGAAGCCACGGCTGTAGACGAACACCTCGCCGTTGCCCTGAATGGGGTGCGGCGGATAGATGACGATATAGCCGTTGTCGATGAGGGACTGGCGATTGTTCACCGTCATGGCAAGCAGGGTTTCACGGCTCAGGTCTGTGCCCGGCATCACCATTTCCTGCCGCATGCTGAATACCTTGCGGACCGATGCGCCGCCGATATCCTTTTCCTTGATGATCATCGCACTCACCCTCTTTGAAACTGGGGGCCCGTCTCGCACGGGCCACCGGGCATAAGCTCCCGGTCGCTTTAGACCCTCGAAAGTTACGACACGATGCCCGAGAAGAAATAGCCGAGGTCGGAGCCGATCACCTGCATATCGAACGCCATGTCGCATTCGTTGCGGATCGTGCCGAGGCCGAGCCAGTTCATCGGGATTTGCGCAACGCGGACGCCGAGCGAATTGAGCCCGGTGAAGCCCGACCATGCGAAGGTGTAGCCAGCCGTCGGGACCATCAGGCCCGGGGACGGCGCGGCGTAGCAGAGCAGCGCGTGCTTGCCCATGGCGAAGGACATGGAAGCCGCGACACCCTCACCGGCCGTATTGTAGACGGCCTGCGAAACGACGACCTGTTCGACGTCGAAGGCCGCCGCGAGGAGCGCTGCGGTGATCGTCCCGGCGAAGGTCTTCTGGGTATACTTGATGCGGTCCACGATCAGCGGGTGCTTGCGCAGCGCCTGATAGACCGGCCACGACAGCACAAGGCGGTTGGGCAGCATCCCGGTGTTCTGGAGGATCGTCGTCTGGCCGACGGCGATGTCCGTGAAGGGGTCGCCGTTGGCATCGTCATCCCAGAACGCCGGGGTCGATGTGCCCGGGGTGCCGTTGGCGGTGCCGGTGATATCCGTGCCCCACTTGCCGGTCGCCATATACTTCGTCATGAAAATGCGGTCGCGGCGGATCAGCAGCTTCTGCATCAACTGGCGGGTGGAGGCGACGTCCAGATCGACGGACGGGTCAGCGTTGGCGCGAACCTGCGGGCCGATATCCTGATGCAGCGCATAGACGTTCGCCGCATAGGTGCCGGTCGACAGGTTGGCGCCGGTGCCCGCGCTTTCCGTAGCGTCGGCGCGAAGCTGGGCCTCGTCGCGGTAGAAGTCGCCCTTGTCCCACTTGAAATAGACGTCCGTCCGGTGCTGGACGGGGACCATCGGGAAGACCTTGTCGGCGACATAAACACTCTGGTCCTGAACGTAGGCGGTCGCGATGTTGGTGAGCGCCGAGGCTACGTGGACGTCTGCAACGGTAGGTGAGGGCATCTCGATATCTCCTTGAGTGGGTTAGGCCGTGATGCCCAAAGCTCCACAGAGTGCGGGTTAAGCGATGGAACCGACGTTGCCGCCGAAGCCGTAGATGGCGGCCGAGAAGATTTCGCCAGCGGCAGCCGGGGTGGTGAGCGCGATGCCGATGGCGGCCTTATCAGCGGCCGAGGCATAGGCGATCAGGCAGCCCGAGCTATCCACCATCAGGCGGACACCGGCGGCGACCGAGGTGGCACCGGCGACGGCCTTGCTGACACCGAAGATGCCGACGTCGGCGGCTTCGCCCGTGTTCGGCTTGTTCTGCAAGATGCCGAAGGCGATCTGGCCCGAGACGGTCGTCAGCAGCACCGTGTTGTCAGCGACGGTCGAAAGGCGGACGGCCTGATACTGGGGCGAGCCCGACGGGCCAGTGTGGGTGGTGCCGGACAGCGTCGAATTGCGATAGTCAGCGCCCGCAAGCGCGGCGCCGTAGTGCTGGAGTGAGGCTTCAAATGCCATTTTGCGGGTTCCTTAAACGGTGCGCTTTCGCGGGAAAAGGGAGGGCGGCGGCGCCGGGAGGGGAGGGAGGAGGAGACCCCGCCCGGCACCGTCTAGGCTCAGGCCACGACCGACAAGCGTGCGCGCGCTTCATCGACCTTGTTCTGCGCCACCAGCACGGCGTTCTCCGGGTCCTCATAGACCTTGGCGAACGCCTGTTCCTTCGTGAGGGTCTTGTCCGTCTTGCGGAGTTCAACCGCCTTGGCTTCGAGGGCGTCGTAGGCCTTGCCATTGACAGCCTTGGTCGTGCCAAATTCGTTGAACAGCGCGCCGGTCTCGGACTGCTTCTTGAGGGCGCTGACGACGGCGGCCTGACGGGCCTCAAGAGCGCTCTGGGCCGCGGCGTCGCCCGCGTAGGCCTTGCGCATCAGTTCGCCGTCGCCCGCTTCGGTAAGGCCGAGGTCGGCGGCGCGCTTGGCGAACGTTTCCTGCGCCTTCGCGAGATCGTAGGCATCGAGGCGCTTGGTCAGCGCGGTGATGGTGTCTTCCTGCGCCTTGATGACCTGATCGCGCTTGGCGAGGTCGCCACTGGTGGCCGCATCGGCGGACTTCTTGAAGCTGTTCATGTGCTGGTCGCGCTGGGCGTCGTCCATCTCGCTGAACGCCTTCTTCGTGGCGTCGTCCTTGCAGTTTTCGTCCATGAACGCCTTGTGCGCCGGGCTCATCTTGAGCAGCCGGATTTCCGCATCGCGCTTGGCGACTTCGTCAGCGTTGGCGGCGACGACCGGGGCGAGGGCAGCCGCGACAGCCTTGGCGATCTTTTCGTTCAGTTCCTGCTCGGTCATTTCAGCTTCCTCGGGGGTTTGCGTAAGGGGGGAGCGCTTCATCAGGAGCACCTTGACACCTTCGCCCGCGCCCCTATCGACGCTGGACACTTCGGTGATCGTCAGGTCTTTAAGAACTCGTGGCATCGGTCCCTGATCGGCTTAAGCCGTTTCGCGATACCGAGAGGGTTACGCTGTCGAGAAAAAACTGATAATTTGACTTACACAGGTATGGAATATTTCGAGGGCGCCAATGTCGATGCTTTGGAGTATGGAAAGCCTCACGGTGCTTGGGTTGTTCGGCGCTGGCCGTAAGCTCCACGGCTATGCCGTCTGCGAGGAGACCGGCCTCAAGGTCAGCACCGTCTACCGGGTGCTGGAGCGCTTCGAGGACAACCGCCTGCTGAGCCGGGATGCCGAGCGGGTCAATCCGCACCTATCCGACCGCGTGCCCCGGATCGTCTATCACCTGACGAC